CGCACCGGCCTGAGCGAAGACGAGGTGAACGCGCTGCTGGCACAGGACACCTGGCTGTCGGCCGACGAAGCGCTGGAGAAGGGCTTCGCCACCGAGATTTCGGACGAGATCAAGGCCACCGCGAAGTTCGACATGGCCCGCGCCCAACTGCCCGAGAACGTGCAGGCGGTGTTCAAGGCCGAGGAAGCGAAGCCCGAAGACGTTGGAGGCGGCAGCTCCGACGTTACGGACGCAGAGCCGAACCCCCTGGCCGAGCAGATCGAAGCCATGGCGCTGAAGGCTGAACTGGCCGACTACGCCCCGCTTTGGGCCGTGGCGTGCACCAGCCTGGCGGATGCCGAGGCCAAGATCGCCAACGCCCGCGAAATCCGCGCGCTGTGTGCTGTGGCTAAGAAGCCCGACATGGCTGCGACGCTCATCAAGGCCGACAAGCCCGTGGCGGAAGCCCGTGCCGAAGTCGCCCAGGTGCTCGCGAAAGAAGACGAAGCCAATCACACCGATTCGGCTCGCAAGAATGAACAGCAGGTGACCCAGCAATCCGCGAAGTCCAAGGTCAGCCCTGCTTCCCTCTGGGCTTCGCATCAAGGTCAAAAGTAAGGAGAACCCGCAATGGCGACCGCACTCTACAACGTTCACCCCCGGCTGAAGCTCTTCGTTCTGAGCGAGGCTTCCAACCAGCGCAGCCGCGACAACATCGTCGTGACGCAGACTGGCACGGCCATCGACTCCGGCACCCTGCTGACGAAGGTGGACACCGGCACCGCCGCGTTCGCGATGGACGCTGGCGCCACCGGCAACCCCACCTCGGGCACGATCACCGTCGGCGCTGCCGCCATGCCTGGCGTCTACACCGTCGAGTTCACTGCCGCGACCAAGTTCACCGTGGAAGCCCCTGACGGCGTGACCGTCGGCACCGGCACGCTGGGCTCGGCGTTCAACAAGGGTGGCCTGAGCTTCACGCTGACCGCCGGTGGCACCCCTGCCGTCGCAGGCGACACCGCCAAGATCACCGTGGCCGCTGGCTCGAACAAGTACGTGGTCTACACCGCTGACGGTGCCGCTGGCCCCGCCGACGCGATCCTGTACCAGACCCTGCCTGCCGCCACCGGCGACGCCAAGGCCGTCGGCTTCACCCGCGACTGCGAAGTGAACCGCTTTGAACTGACCGGCCTCGACGCGGTTGGCGAGGCGGGCCTGGCGCAGAAGGGCATCATCTGCCGCAGCAATACGGCAGTGCTCGGCATCAGCACCCCGGCTCTCTGAGCCTTAACCCCTGACTCAGAGAAGGAGTAACTCTCAATGGCAACGTTCGACATTTTCAACAACGACGCATTCTCGGTGAGCCAGCTCACCGGAACCATCGTTGACATCCCCCGCGTGCCCACCATGCTGGGTGACATGCGCCTGTTCAGCGAGTCCGGCATCACCACGCCGTCCTTCATGATCGAGCGCAAGGGCGCTGCCCTGAACCTGGTGCCCACCGCCCCTCGCGGTGGTGTCGGCCAGGGCCTGGAAAGCACCGGTCGCAAGCTCATCACCCTGTCCACGGTGCACCTGCCCCAGCGCGATGCGATCCTGGCCGACGTGGTGTACGGCATCCGTGCCTTCGGCTCGGAAACCGAAGTGGAGTCGCTGTCCACCGTGGTGCGTGAGCGCATGGTGCAGATGCGCCAGAACCTGGACCTGACACTGGAATATCACCGCCTGGGCGCCCTGAAGGGCCTGGTGGTGGACGCCGACGGCACCACGCCCATCCTGAACGTCTACTCGGCGTTCGGCATGACGCAGGTGACCCAATACTGGAACATCGCCACGGCCAGCACCACCATCGACCCCACCGAGCTGACGCAGAACCTGAAGGCCGCGATCCGCGCCAAGCTGGGTGGTCGCAGCTTCACCCGCGTGCGCGTGGTGTGCTCTTCGAGCTTCCTCAAGAAGTACCGTGGGCACAACAAGATGAAGGAAGCCTACGCCCGCTGGCAAGAAGGCGCCTTCCTGCGTTCCAGCGGCACCTCGGCCAACGGCATGCAAGAAGACTTCGCCTTCGACGGCGTGGTGTTCTCGGTGTACGAAGGCGAAGTCGGCGGCAACGAGCTGATCGAAGACGGTTACGCCTACGCCTACCCCGAAGGTGTGCCTGGCATGTTCCGCACCGTGTACGCGCCTGCGGACTACCAGGAAACCGTGAACACCGTCGGCGTGCCCTACTACGCCAAGCAGGAGCGCATGCGCTTCGACAAGGGCGTGGAACTGGAAGCCCAGTCCAACCCCCTGTGCTTCAACCAGCTCCCCGAGGCAGTCATCAAGCTGTCCGTGCTGGCAACCGCACCCTAAGTGATGCTGGAACTGTTCCGCGATGCAACGGCAGCAGTTCTCTCCGTACTCGGAGGGGACTCGCTGCTGCGCGGAACAGTGTCTTGCAAAGTGAACATCGAGCACGGTGTTCAGCTTGCAGGGCTGGACGAGAACATGGTGGTGGACCGCGATGTCGCCACCATCGAGAAGATTCACAACCCCAAGGTCGGTGACGCACTGACCCATCCTGACGGCAGCTACATCCTCGACGCGAAGATCGAGGACAAGGAAGCCTACGCGCGCTTCGTCGTGCTGAAGGTCTGACGTGGCCCAGTCCACGTTCAGCATCAAGGTCGATACCAGCCAGCTCGACGCGCTGGTCGATGGTCTTGGCGAGGTCACCCCCGAAGCGCTGGGCCAGCGCCTGGTGGAAGTCACCAACGAGCAGATCGAGTCGGCCTACGACCTGTCCCGCAAGCGGATGTTGTCGGGCATCAACCTCACGGATGCTTACCTGCAAGAGCGGTTCGAGGTGAACAAAGCAACCGTCAATCGTCCGACCGGAGAAATTGTCGCCAAAGCCCGGGCAGGCAGTGATTACACGCTGCTCAGTCGGTACGGTTTGCGGGTTGAGCATACTGGCGTACAAGACCCGTCGCGCTCCAAGGGCTACGCGAAGTTGGGCATCCCCAAGGGTCAGAAACAAGTTGCACCCAGCGTGGAGGTAGTGCGGGGGGCGCGCAAACAACTCAAGAGCCGCAAGGCGTTTGTGTTCGTGTCGAAGACCGGCACCCCGCTGATCGTCAAGCGACAGCCGAACGGCAAACTGGGCGACGCACTGGTCGGCCCATCCGTCTACCAGCTCTTCCGCGTCGCGGCCACCGCGCTGGGAGAACAGATCGGTGACGACTACCAGGCGGCGATCACCGACGCGGCCGAATCAGAACTGAAGAAAGTCCTCGGATGACAGTGTTCATGAAGTCGGCCGATGTGGCCGCAGAGATCAAGACGCGCATGCAGGGCGTCCTGCTGTCGAACGGCTGCGAGACCGACATCGGCCGCGCAGTGTTCATGGGCCGCCGCAAGCTGCCAGGCGACGACGAGCCGCCGTGCATTATCGTCATCGAGGCCGACGACCGGACGGACGATACGGCGGGCAAGACGCAGACGGCCAAGATCAAGGTGCGCCAGCCATACATGATCGACGCATGGGACGTTTGCGACCCCAACAACCCGAACGACAAGGCGCACGCCATGATCCGTGACATCAAGCGCGCGATCTTCGGCGGGGGCAACCGCATGCTCGACGGGAAGGTTTTCGCAGTGGAGTACGTCGGTCGAGATATTGGCCCGCGCCCTGATGGCGTAGCGCTGGTGCAGGTACGAGTGGAGATCGCCGTGGTCTTCGCGGAAGACCTGGCGAACCCATAACTGCGAAATTTAGCCGCAGGCAGTTACGCCTGTTTCACAGCAAACTGCGCCCGTATTAGGCACTCTGCCTGAATGGCGTTTAAGGAGAATTTTCATGGCAGCACGTGGTTTCTTGGGGTCTGGTGACCTGTATCTGGCTCGCTTCAGCGGTGGTGCTGCTGGCGACATGCTCGGCCCTTACGAGTGCTCGAAGTTCGAGATCAAGCCGAACTCCGAAGTGAAGGAACTGGTCTCGAAGGGCCGCAACACCTACGGCCAGGTGATCGAGTCCGTGACGATTCCCCAACCCGCCGATCTGACCATCGACCTGCCCGAAGTCAACAAGGAATCCATCGCGATTGCCCTGTTCGGCACCACGGCGGTCCTGACCCAAGCCGCTGGCACCTGGTCCACCGCCATCGACGTGCCCACCAAGCACGGCGTCTGGATGCCTCTGCCCAAGGCCGCGATCCTGACCCTGGTGGCGAAAGACCCCACGGCCACCGACACCTACGTTCTGGGCGAAGACTACCTGCTCAACGCCAAGATGGGCTGGATCAAGACCCTGGCAACTGGCGACATCGACGCGACGGAAATCCTGAAGGTCACCGGCACGTTCGATGACCAGACCGGCTCCGAGATCAAGGGCATGACCAACAACGACGTGCGCGTGAAGGCCGTTCTGCACGCCCGCAACTTCGCCGAGCAAGACGCCGACATGGAAGTGATCGTGTACGAAGCCGTGATCTCGGCCGACAGCGCGTTCGACTTCCTCGCTGACGACTTCAACACGATCAGCCTGCCCGGTCGCATGAAGACGCCAGCGGGCATGGACGCACCGTTCGTGGTTCGTCAGATCGACGCTCCAGCCTAAGCGACGAGTTGGTGCGGCGGGACCGCAGCCCGCCACCGAAGCCCGCCACGCCCTCGCAGGTATGGCGGGCTTTTCAATTTAGGAAAGCTCAATGGCGACCTCCAACAGAGACGTGAAGCTGACCCTCGGGGTAGAGACCACCGGGGCAGAGGACATCGACAAGCTCAAGAAGTCGGTCGAACAACTGGCGAAAGAGGGTGGCGACGCCGCGCCCGAGTTCCAGCAACTGGCCGACGAGATCGACCGCCTAGGGCAGCAGGCCACTGCGCTGCGCACGTTCGAGGACTTGGCTCGCGCCACCGACGAACTGAAGGTCGCACAGCAGGCGGCTGAGACGAGTACCGCCGAACTCGGCGCGCAGCTCGCGACACTGGGCACGGCCACGGAGCGGGCCAAGACTGAGCAGCAGGCTGCAGCAGCCAAAGCCGATGAAGCTAAGGCTACATTCAAGGCTCTGCGAGATGAGCTTCAGATTCTGCGCAACTCCTACGAGCAGAACGGCGACCGAGTTGCGAACTACAAGTCGGAGGTTGAGCGCCTGACTCGCGCGAAGATCGAGGCCCGCAACGCCGACGAAGCGGCCACTAAGGAACTGCGCGCGGCCAACGCAGCAGTGCGCGAGGCAGAGACAGCCGAAGCCAAGCTGCAGAACACCTACACGCGCACCGAAGCGGCTCTCAACAGCACCAACGCCGCGCTGCGCGAGCGCTCCACCGCGCTGGACCAGGCCCGCCAGGCAGCAGACCAGCTCGGCGTGTCCACGGACAACGTGGCTGCGGCCCAGGTGCAACTCGTCAACTCGCTGAACCGGGTAGGCACCGAGGCCGCAACGGTACGCGCCCAGACCCAGTTCCTGGCGCAAGCCCAGGACGAGTACGCAGCCGCCCAGCGCCGTGCCAAGGAAGCGTCTGACGCATCGGCCCGAGCTGCAGCCGACGCAGCGCGCACGCTGCAACAGGCGTTCGGCACGGTCGGTGTGCGCAGCGCGCAGGAGCTGGAAGCTGAAATCCGCCAGGTCCGCGATGCGATGAACCTGGTGCGCGACGGCGCCAACCTGACTGGCCGCGAGCTGTCGGTCGCCATGGCCTCGGGCAACGCGCGCATCAAGGAACTGGAACGCAGCCTGCGCGAAGTGCGCGGCGAACTGACGCTGGCCGACAAGGCCGCTGGTCTGCTCAAGAACTCGATGGGGCAGATCGCGGCTGGCAACCTGATCGCGGACGGGATCGGTGCGCTCATCAACAAGATCAAGGAGATGGGGCGCGAGTTCATCGTCGCCATCGTCCAGATCGACCAGATGCGCCGGGGGTTGAACGCGATCTACAAGGATGCGCTCACCACGGCCAGTCAGATCAACTTCCTGCGGAAGACGGCCAGCGAAGCGGGTGTCTCGTTCGGGGGACTGAGCGGCGAGTTCGTCAAATTCTCGGCTGCGATGAAGGGGGCCAACGTCCCCATTGCCGAATCGAACGCGCTGTTCCGCGCGGTGACGCAAGCATCTGCCGCGCTTGGCCTGGGCGCCGAGGCCACGGGCGGCGCGCTGAATGCATTGGGTCAGATCGCCAGTAAGGGTGTTGTAAGTTTAGAAGAACTGCGGCAGCAATTAGGAGACAGACTTCCGGGCGCGCTGGGCCTGGCAGCAAAGGGCTTGGGGATCACCGAAGCACAGCTCATCAAGCTGGTCGAGAGCGGCGGGCTGGCTGCGCGCGACTTCTTCCCCGCGTTCACACAGGGGCTGCAGTCGCTTCGCGGTGAGACCGACGGTCTGGTGCCGACGTTCGAGCGCTTCAAGGGTCTGCTGACGGAGATTGCGCAGGGCCTGGGCGACGCAGGTGTCACCAACCTGCTGGTGGCCGCGCTGAAGATTCTCGGCGGCACGGTCGGCGCGGTCGCGCTGGGCCTGAGCACGCTGACAGAAGCCATCCGCATTGCCAGCTTCGCGATCACGGCGTTCTACCGAACCCTCACGGGCGACAAGACGGCCTGGGAGTTCTTCAACACCGAACTCGACAAGTCCGTGGAGAGATTGGCGAGCCAGGCCAACGCCTTCAACAACCTGCTGGCGCCCCAGCAGCAGTTCACTGCCGGACAGCAGGCCGCCACCGCCGCGCTGAATACGACATCCGCAGCAGCCGTTCAGGCGGCGTCCACACTCGACGGCATGGGCAAGGTCGCGCAACTCAGCGCACTGTCGAATCGCCTGGCCGCAGACAGCACGCTGGACCTGGGCGCCAAGATCGTGCAGTTCAACGTTGCCGCCGCCGAGATGCTGTCGGTGCAACAGAAGCAGACCGAGGCTTCGGAGAAGTACGCCAAGGCGGTGCAGACCGAGGGCGAGACCTTGGTTTCACTCGCCAAGATTCGCGGCGACGAGCAAGCAGTCCTGCTCGCGCAGGCTGCTGCGGCCGAACGCCTGGCGGCAGCCCAAGCCGTGGTGGCAGAGAACCAAAAGGCAGAAGCCGACATCATCGCCCTGCAAATCCGCGCGCTGGAAGAAAACGCTCGCGCACGCGGTTTGTCGGCCGAGGCCACAAAGGTTCAGCGTGAAGAGCTGGAGAAGAAGGTGTCTGTCGCCCGCGCGGAGGAAGCGCAGGCCAAGGCAACCGCAGAAGCCGCGCGCCAGGAAGCAGTGGCGCGCAAGATCGCGGCCGAGTCCTATGCAGACAACTCGGCGAAGATCAACGAGTACCGCGAGGCACTGGCTGCGGCCGGGCGCAGGCTGCTGGAGGTCACAGAACTCAAAGCCCGAGGACTGTTGACTGACAAGGAAGTCAAGCAGGCGCTGGACGGCCTCGCCGTCGCGCAGGCGCGCTACAACGACGCGCTGAGCGATGCGGTACGCCTGAGCGCTGCCTACGCAGAGGCATCCAAGTCCATCGCCCAACTGGAACTGGCGGGCCTCGACCTCGCACTCAAGCAGGCCCAGGCCGCAGAACGCAAGGCGGTACTCGACGGGAACGAGTACGCAGCGCGCGAGGCCGCGATCAAGCAGCGGGAGATCGAAATTCAGATCATCCGCACCAAGATCGCGGCTGCTGAAGCCGAAGCCCAATCCATCATCGCCACGGCAGAAGCGCAGCGGGCAGAACTGATTGCCAAGAATCAGCTCACCGACGTGGAGCGCATCCGCATCGAGAACAGCATTCGCGCGGCCGAAGTCAAGATGCTGGAGGCCAAGGCACTCGGCGTGAATGTGGAGGCTCTTGAAAAGGAACTCACGGCCCTGCGCAATGGCAACACGGAACGCGAAAAGAGCACACAGGGGCTCGCCGCAAACACCGCCGCGCGCTACAGCAACGCCCAGGCAACCAACGCCAACAGCGACGCGCTGGAGCGCCTGAACATGCGCTACATGCAGTCTTCGGACTACACCCAGCGCCAGATTGAACTCTTGCGCCAAGAAGCTGCTGCCACCGAGCAAGCAGCCGAAGCGAAACGCAAATACTGGAACGTGGACAAGGACGGCTTCACGCTGGACAGCAACGGCCAGCGGATGCAGCAGTTCGTGTGGAACCGCGCGTCGATCATCGACTACCTGAAGCAAGCGGGTATCGAAGACGTTCTGGCCGAAGAACTTGCCAAGCAGTTCGTGAAGCCGGACGGCACCACGGGCTACATGGCGAGCGCCGCGCAACTCAAGTGGGGCGGGCAGTACTCCACGCTGTCCCAGGCGCTCGGCAAGATGGTCGATTACTACAAGTACGACGACGCTGGCAGGAGCGAGGCCGAGAACATCTTGAGCGACCTCAATCGCA